GTCAATGGTGAGCGAGAAGTCAGAGTCATCAAGCTTCTCTACTGAGATACCTGTGTGACGCTGCAAAGAGTTGACTGTTACGTCTGGCTCTTTTTGAATGCGAACAGTGTCGCCTTGGTTTGCAATGTCACCAAAGTAAGAGTTGTTGGTGATTGCGTTAGTTACAGCAGAGCGTCGCAGTGCGATCTGTGCTTGTTTGGAGTAGATGATTGGGGAGAAATTCCCGTTAAATCCACCACCAGCGGTTCCGATAGCCATAATAATTCTCCTTTATAGATATGGCGTGAAGATAGACACTACATACCCACTTCAAAGAGGCTCTTGTTATAGGGTGGTCAGCTTAGCTCTTAGGATTGCCACCCTGTGAGCGCTGGGCCTATAGTCGGAGGTAGTTCTTTATTTGTGGCTTAGTGCTTAGTTAAAAGCATGTACAAGCAGTTTGTGCCTGACAATGTACATGCCTATAGTTTTACTTACAATTAGAGTAATGTCAATCTATTTCTTTGACATATCGTAAATAAACTTACCTTGGCGTTGAGCTTCAAAGATCTCTTCTGAGCGCTTTTCGTACTCTTTGATAGACATCTTGGCTACCTTAGATTCACTCAAAAGGTTTGCAGTGCTGTCCTCGCTAGGCGTAGTGTTTCGTTTAGTTCTTACTGAAGAGGCAGCAGACTTGTCAGAGCTTGAACCCTTAGTAGTCTTTATGTTATTGTCTGCCTTGTATAAATCAATAACACGTGATACTGACTTAGCGTCTTCTGAGTTCTCGTATAGTGCGTCCTGTACCCACTTAGGCTGTACTTCTGCCCAGTCGTGGAAAGCGTCATCGTTACGGATACCCTCAAAGTCTGGGTGCATCTGGAGTAGCTCAGCCTCAGCACGATCACGCTGTGCTTGGATACGCATACCCTCTATCTCTTTTAGCCTACTGTCTAACTCCGTAGAACGCTCAAGTGATTTCTTGTCTGCAATGGCTTCTACTATGCCAGCTACATCAGGGTACTTCTTAGCCCAGGCTTCTATCTCTTTGTCTGACTTAGGTAGTACCAACTCGTTCTTAGCTGCAGCATTTAGTTGTTGCTCTAGCTTCTCAAACTTAATTTTCCACTCTTGCTCTTTGTCTTGCATGTGGCGGCGTATGTCGGAGTAGCGTTGCTTGAACGTCTTTTCTTCAGAGCTTAGCTCAGTAGTATCTTCTTGTGCTTTGGCTTCTGGCTCTTCTTCTTGTTTGGTACTACTCTCTGCCTGAACTTGGGGTTCGCTAGGCTGTGAGCTATCGGGTTCCGCTTGTGGGGTTTCTTCTTGTTCTTCGTCTGGTTCATCTGATACGCCCCCCTGTGCTTGCATTAGAGCTTTTAGTTCTTGCTCATCACGCTCAATACGAGAAAGGTTACGCTTGTGTGATACGGAGTCCGTTTGAATAGTTTGTGCTTCTGTTGACATAGTTTAGTCTTTCTTATGTTGGGGCCAGCCGTAGCTGGGTAGCCTTATAGTTGTGTTGGTAGTCTAGTAGTTACTTCTTCTTTTTGTTCTTCTTGGATCGTTTAGATACGAAGCCGCCTTTGTACATTGGGCCTCCAGAATTACCTGTATCTTCTTGAGTAGAAGCAACGCCTGTCCCTATTGATGTTGCACCAGCAGCTGCTGCCTCTGCAGCAGATGAAGCGCTAATTCCTATATCTATAGCCTTTTTTGCTGCCGCTGCTGCAGCTTCTCCATCACGGCCTGCTGCTTTGGCAGCTGCAGAAGCAACCTCTGCTGCTTGACTAGCAGTTTGTATATCTGCAAAAGGATCATCATCGTTGTTATCACTAAATCCTTCGCCCGTACTGTATGTACCACTCGGTTGTCCATATTCTGTCTGATAGCCTGCTTCAAATGTAGGCACTTCAAAAGCCTCTTCACCGCCTGCTGCTGCTGCAACCGTTGCAGTCTGCTCTTCACTTAGTCCGAATATATCTTTTACTTTACCTACTATATCATTAATAGTCAAGTCAAATATACTACCGCCTTCAGGGATAGCATAGCCTTGTTTCTTCATTTCAGCTTCGATTTTCTTCTTAGTACTATTAGTAGCCCAAGCACCAAACGCACCAAAGATAGGATTAATAGCAGCCATACCTGCCATCATAGCCATTGCAGTCCTGTTCTGTGCGTAAGCTTTTTGTAGTTCTGATTCACTCATACCCGTATAATCAACTGGCTTAGCTGCCTCAGGGGGTGGTGGATCGTCATTACCAGTACTTACTGCAGTCTCTGTAGTTGTAGCTACAGGTTCAGTAGTGTAGCCCTCAGCTACAAGCTGGTCATACTTAGCTTGTTCTGCAGGCAGTGTCAAAGACACCGCAATACCATCAGGAGAGTAAAGCATGACTACACTTGATTGCGTAGCTTGTTGTGAACTATCAATGATCTGCTGGCTTAAGTAACCCGGCGCAAAAGCTGTACCCATACCTTGAGTAAACTGAGCTTGGTAAGGATCAATGTTTGACGTAGAAGCATTGCCTGCGCTTACGTCTGTACCGGGTGCAGCGTACAAGACCTGACCGCCTTTGTTGTACTCTCCTGTATTACCTACAGCTTGAGGAGGTGGGACCATACCGCCTACAGCCATACCCATCTCTTGTAGCATTGCAAGCTCTTCTGGAGTTAGTGCGCCACCCGTTTGGTTGTCCATAGTTTGACTTACAGGTTCGCCACCAATGCGTCCTTCTGCTTCCATCTGACCCATGCCTTGTTTGGCTTGAGTTCGTAGATCCTCAAAGAACTTAACGCCATAGTAACGTGTGACATCAGCAGGTACAACGTACTCGCCTTCACTCAACTGAGCAGGTACATCATCACGTACCTCTTCTGCCATTGAACCTGGAGGTACTTCATTGCCACTTACAGGGTCTACAGTAGTACCATCATCTGCGATACCACCCTCTTGAAGTAGCATCTCCATTTGTTTTGCTTCATTGGCTTCCATTGATTTCGTCCCTCATATATTTCAATCTACGTAGTGAGGCGATCTCGCCTTGAACCCTGTACATGTTATCAGGTTGATTCTCTTGTTCTAGTCTCACGTGTGCTGAGTGTATCTTACTGTCTAAGTACTCTACGTAAGCGTCCCATAGTTGCTTATCATTGACTAGCTTCTTTAGTGCGCCATTCATTTAGTTCGCCTCTGTACTAACCCACCTGTGTTGAAGCGTAGTTCAGTTTCACTAGGATATAACTTCAAGTCTTTTATGTTTATAGTCTTTGCAGTAAAATACTCACCTTCTTTTTTCTTAGCAGCTACATCTTTAGCAAGACTACCATTAGGGAAACTTAATGCCATCTGCCTATCTTTAAGACTTATGTAAGGTTCATACTTTAGCTTTTTAGTGCCTAGCTTTATTTGATTACCTAGTTCTGCTTTAAGCTGCTTAACAGCTTTATCATAAGCTACAACGTATGTATTATGAAAACCTGACCCTTTAGATATAGCTTTTTTATATTCGTCATTACCTACACCAAAGCGCCTAGTTGCTAGCTTTTCAATAGGAGGTAGTACTATTTCATCAACGCCTTTAGTTTTAGCGTCTGCTATAATAGACTGCAATAGGACACGAACAGAATCAGTTAGGCTGGTTAGAGGTGTTTCCTTCTTATCTACTACTCTGTTAGCTTGATATATTACATCATTAGCCTCATCCATAATGAGACCTAATATATTGTTCTTACCAGAGAAGTTATACACATTAAGTTCTGTCTTAGATAGTAACTCGAAATAGTCCTTTATGGCTACAAGATTAGCCTTTTTAGTTTTTGCAAGCTCATCGGGCCAGTCAAACCTATCTTTGAATAACTGTTGAACTTCTTTGTCTTGCTCTATATTAGTTAACTTTTTATTGGTGCGGATAGGAAGGTACTTATTAAATACAAAGTCTTCAAAGTCTTCAAGTACTGTACCAGGAAATTCAAACTCAGGTTTAAATGCTATATCATCAATAGCTAACTTAAACTCTTTCCTGTATTCGTCCGTTAATTCTTTTAGGCTTTTAGCAGCGTCATCCGACATGTTTTGTATAGCGTCAGACTGTAGCTCTTCTATAAGAATGTAGTCAGGGTCTTGATCAAACCTTATGCTTGCTAGATCTCCATCTTCACCTAAAGTCTGTCTTAAGCTATACCTTGTGTGTGCGAGGTTAGAAGGGCCAAAGTGAGTAGTAAGGCCTAAATTTTTATTGGCTACATCTACACCCACCTCTTCATAACCAACCTCTTTATCAATAAGATCAGACTGACGCTGTGACGATCTGTATTTTTGTGGTTTGCGAAGGGCTACTACTTCCATAGGGTCAATCATAGCATCTTGGACTGCTTCATCCGTAGTGTAACGGATCTCTGGGTCTAGTTTGAAATCACGAAACTCTAGTTCACCTTTGGTTACTTTAGGTGCTCTCTTGCGTACAAAGGCTTCAATGTTTTCGCCTTTAGTACCCTTAGTCTCACTTATACTAGCGTTAGCAATAGCATTATCCGCAGGGCTGTAGAACCTAGCTAAGACAGGGCTGTCGGGATCTGCAACATCAAACATACTAGCCCCTTTAGGTAAATCCTTGAACATAGGATTGAACTTAGGGTTATCCGTAATGCCCAGCGCAGAGCTAAGCTCTTTAGCTAACAGTCTGGTTATACCGCTCATTAGGCTACGTTCCCACTAAATCCTTGCTCACCGGGTTGTGGCGCTGTGCCTGTACCCATCTGCGCTCCACCTGATCCTGTAGTATCTTGTACGTTAGCTCCCGCTGGTGCTTGACCTTCTGGACCCGGCGCTGGGCCTTGAGGTTGGGGCTGTGGGTTCTGCTCTTGGAACTTCTTAAATAGCTCAGCTTGGATAGCTGCGTCTTGCATAGAGTTAGTCACCTTGTCTGGGTCAAGATCCATAGACTTAGCGATCTCACGAATGACGTAATCCATCTTAGCAAACGGTGCAAGGTTAGGATTAGACGCTACCTGCAAGAACTGCATCAGACGTTGTGAGCGTACCTCGTTAGACATCAAGCTTTCAGTACCTGACGCTTTTACTTCCAAGTCACCCTTGATTGTTTCATCGTAGTCGAACTGCATGTTGAACGAGAAGAAAGCTTTACCTAAAGGGCCAAGCAGGTAGTCATCTACGTTCTTAACTACACTACGGATACTACCGTTAGCTGCAGACATAAGCATAGAGATACCTGAAGCTGTACGCCCTACGCCTGAGACACCCGTTTGACCGTGAGCAAAGCTAGGAAAGCCAGTACTCTCATCAGCCAATACACGAGCCTTGTCAAAGAGTTGCATGTTCTCTTGAGCTACGTTAGGAAACTTGGTTCCGAAGATTGCTTGACCAGGAGCACCGCCTTGCCTACGGAAGATCTTGCCTGGGTACACACTCATGTCTTGACCCGGTACAAGGTTAGTCTCATCGACTTCCATAATAAGGTTACCAGAAAGTGCAGCATTGTCAATAGCCATACGCATAAAGCCATTCATTAATGTCTGTGTATCGTCCATGTTCTCAGCGATACCTACACCAAAGAAGCTGTATGGGTTGTGCTCGTAAGGTGTGGAGTAGTAAGGAATACGTGCAGGTTTGAATGGGTTAAGAACCATACGTAGTACTTCACCGTTACATACCCAGATGTTACAGCTTACTTCGTTTAGATCACGTAACTCTTTAGGGATCTTTACGCCGTTCTCTTCAAGAATGTCAACGTCAACGTAACCCCAGAACTCCATAACTTCCCAGCGCTCAGACTGAGCAGAGATGTCATCGTCTTCCATCTTCATTTCCCAGTGCTTACGCACGTAGTCTGGGCTTTGAGCAATGGCATTTTCGATAGACTCATCACGAAAGTAAGGACGCCCTTTAAGAGAACGCAGTTGATTACGTGACATCTTGTGACGTTCTACTGCATACTCAGCATCATCCATTGAGGTAGATTCTGGGTCAGGGTAGAAGTTCCATACAGATACGTGGTTACACTCAGGTACAGTCTTAACTATCGGAGAGTACTCACCGTCTTCACCCCAGCTAGGGTACTCTTTATCTACAGCAAATGGGCCTTTCATTACTCCTGTGCCAAGTAGCGCCATCTCGAAAGCCATAGAGCGCAGATGCTTAGATGCACCGCTTTCGTTAAGCTGATCGTGGATCTTCTTTTCCATCTTCTTAGCTGCTACCATCGCAGGGTGGAACGACACAGTAGTTGGAGTAGTACCGTCACCTTCGATGATCTTATCACTCACAGGAGACAACTTACCCTTGAGACCCGCTAAGCGCTCCTGTAGATCAATGATCGTTTCTCCAGGTAGTAGCTTACCGTCATCGCCTAACAGCGCTGTAGGGGCCGCTACGTTCTCTGTGACAGCCCTTCCCTCTTCACCCGCTTTATCTGCGTTAGGATCTACATTAATGTGTACAGCGTCTGCTACACCGTCTGGTAGTACTGTAGGGTCAACGGAAAGTGGGAACTTGTTGTTACCGAAAAGAACGTCTACGATCTGACCATATGCTGCTAGGGTCTTAGTCTTAGTTACCTTAACAAATACACGTGATTTCTCTGTATCAGTGAACTGTACGTCTGTACTGTATAGGCCACGGTAGTTACGGTAAGCACGTAGCCAACGCTCTTCATCAACAAGTCGAGCATCCTCTGCACGGCTAAAGCGATCCTTAACAAAGCTAACTACACTGTTAACGGACTCAAAGAGTTTATCGCTACCATCTTCTGCAGCTACTACTTCATCTGTGTCGAAGTTTACGTCTTCTATGTCTGCCATATTTTAATACCCGAATGTTGAGTCTGAAGCTTGAAATCCAGAGCGTTGATCCTTAGCTGGATTGTAATCCCATAGAGAACTACGTGGTCTTGTCATTATACCATACCTTAACGCATCATACAAGTGGTCTTCTGCATTTGTGTCTACGTCTTCTGGATTTCTTTTGTCCAGTGGGATAGACGGTAGCTGCGCTACTACGTTTGTACAGGTAGAGAAGAACACTAATCTAGGCTCTTCTGTGTATTCATCTACCTGCAGTCGGCGGTGTAATTCGTTCTTTCCTGATATACGTGAGCCTTTTGATCTATCCGAAGGACGCCAGCGACAGCCCTTCATGTTCATCTGCTCCGCTAGTGAGGGTCCAGTATCACCTCTGTTGTGCCATAGTGAGGAGTCAAGTACTCCGTAGCGTATAGTTCCATCTCTAGCCTCTGCCTCAAGTATCATATCAGCTAAGTCTGTAGCTGTGACTTTAGAGCAGTACAACTCTCTATAGACTATGAGTTGTTCTGAGGGAGTTACTGCTAACCATACAACCCCAGTGAATGAACCATAACCGTAGTCACACGCTCTGAACTTAGTCCACGAGTCAGGTATCTCAAAGGGTTCAACAACGTGTATATTCCTGTTGAACTCAGGAAACGCTGCACCTTCGTTAACGTCCCAGTTACCCTCAAGTAGTTGTTTCTTTTGATGCTCAGGTAACGACAGAAGCATTGCTTCATAGTCGCCACTCTCAGCTAGGTGAGGGTTATCGAATAGACTAGCAGGTATAAACCTACGCTTAAATAAAGGCTCACCCGCTCTGCTGTGACCGTTAGGGTACGCTAGGGTTTCACCTGTCTCAATGTCTGTAGCCCAGAAAGGGGTGTTAGACGGGGCTGGATCAATAAACATCTTCTTGACCCAAGAGTGTCCTGGCCCTCCTGGGTTAGTTGTAGCCCTCATGTAGAGGCCTAACTCTTTGGAACTACTACGTAATCTTGAGCGCATATAATTCCACCCATAGGGTGACTGCCATTGAGTTAGCTCGTCGAATGCTACGTAGTTAAACGCCTGCCCTTGGTAGCGCATGACGTCTGTGTCTTTGTCGAGGTAGGACATCCAAAGACGTCCCCCTCTAGGAGTGGTCCACTGAGATTTACGTTCCGACCACTTTATACCGGGTATAGCTTTAGGGTACAGGTCTTGGCTTTTCTGTATTAGTTCCCTAAGTTCTTCTGTTGTGTGACGTACAAGTAAGCCACTAAAGTCTGGGTTATTCAAGTCACGTAGTGGATCTGCTAGCGTGGCGTAACTCTTACCTCCACCCGCTGCCCCACCATATAGTACTTCTCTCTCACTAGACGCTAGATATTGTGTCTGTGGCCCTGGGTTGGGCTGGAATACTACTTCCTGTGCAACTAGAGGATCAAACTCTGCTGGTTTAACTTGAGCGGGTACTGTCTTCTTCTTCTTCGTAGGTGTAGTAACCGAGTCTTTCTTTTTCGAGGATCTCGTACTGCCTGAGCGCTTTTTCGAGCCGCTGGGCAAGCTTGCGTTTAATTGAAGCAAGTGACTTACGTTTTCTTTCGACATCTATACGCTTTTTCAACCCCATGTGTGATATGTATCTACCTGACTGTGTGGACAGCCACGCACTAACTTCCCTGTAACTATACTGCTTTAGGTGCTTCTTTGCAAGTACTAAAAGCTCTAATTCTTTAGTTATAGGTTTTAGCCAGTCATTATCCTCTGGGTCTATCTCATAACCGAAAGGGACTTGGGTAGATACTCGTGGGATTCTCTCCCATCTCTTTACTTTAAAGTCGGGCTTAGGCAACATCCAGTAGCCTATACTCTCTCGTTCTTTAGTTTTAGTTACTCGTTTCATCTTGCTCTTTAGGCGGTAGAATGAATAAGCCACCTGACGCTTTTACTTCTACTCGCTCTGTCTTTACAATGCCTGCACGATCAAGTACTTCTTTGGCTGCAGACATCTTCTCTTTCACGCCAAGCTCTGTAGGATCTACAAGAGCCTGACCGAAAGCTACAGCTGCCTTAGGACCAATACGTGCCATGTACGTCTTAGTACCGTCAAAGATCTCATCCTTAAGAGAATCAATGATAAGTCTTGTAGGAGTGTTATCACTGTAGCCAGCAAGCTTCTTAGCTTTCACTACGTCACCGCCAGCCTCATCGAAGAGTACCTCTAAGAACTTAACTTGATTCTCTGTAAGTTGTCGTGCCATTACACTGCTTTCTTATGTTTGACTATCTGTACCGTAGAACCGTTGTTTAATTTCACCACGGGTAATACCGATGTCTTTTAGTTGTTTGTCACTCATGTTGTTAAGTAACCAGAAGTCAGCTCTCATCTGCTGTGCTTTTGCAAGTGAAGTACCAATAGAAGCAAGGAACTTAGTCACTGCTTTAAAGGTACGTTTGATTGAGGTAGTTACTGCAATTTTAAACTGGCTTGGGTAGTCGTATGTTAAGTACATTATGTAGTCTCCTGTGTTATGCCGTTCTTGGCATGTACAGTTATACTACAAAACAGTCTAATATAGAACTGCTATGTTGGAATACCCGTTATGATATAGGAGTATAAATCTCTTCACCTGACATAGTAACGTGATGAGTCCCTGCTGTCTCAGCAAAGCATTGTAGCTTATCTCCTGGCATCAACGCAATATAAGCACCGCCCTGCACTACTTCCTCCATAGTATTAGCGGGAGATGCAAAGTGGTCTACAATGTAGTGATGCGTAGTCGTAGCAGCCTCATACCAGTACACGCTAATCTTTTTGTTGTTAGCTGTACTGTTAGATAAGTGTAGGAACTTAACTAAGCATACAAAGTTGTTAGGGCATACATACAAGTCATCAGGGGATGATGAGCTAGTAGATGAAACATCCACAGACTTCGTAACGTACTTGACTGTTGAGGAGTTAGACATTACTTTTTAATAACCTTCTTAGCCGTTTTAACTACCCAAGCTTCATTCACATCAGGAGTACTGGGGTCATCAGCAATGAAATGTCCATCCGCATCACGTGCTCGCACCACTTCAAGAGTTTTATCCTGTTTTACCTCTACCTTCTTAGCTTTCTTTTTAGCGGGTTTCGCTTTAGGTGAAGGTGAAGCATCAGCTGTACGACAGATTTCAGTAACATTAGAGTCTTTGCTCTGCACGTTACCGTAGTTGTCTTCACCTGCAGACTGGTTTCCCATAGCGTCCCAAACGTACCCGTGCTCATCTACAGTGTAGCCAGCAGCCTCAAGGGCTTCTTTATACTTGTGGTAATACTTCATTAGGTAGTCTTCTTCATAGGACGTTCTGCTGGCATCGAAGCACCACACATGCCACCCTTGTTGTAGCCCATCTTCTTCTTAGTCATACCACCCTTCATGTAACCCATCTTCTTAGCTACTTCAGGTGCTTCTTTCTTAAGAGCCTTCATACCTTTGTTCATCATAATCGTAATCCTTTGTAGGTTAAGTTCTATACTTAGCTGTCTTCTTAGCTATCTTCTTTGGCTGGGCTACAAATTGTTTACCTGCCTTAGTACCTTTACGCTTGGCTGCACTTGTAGCTTTATACTCTGCAGGAGATAAGGCATCCCTAGCTTTCTTAGGGAGGTAACGCTCACCTGTAGCTTTCTTACCTTGAGTAGAGGGCTTACCTGACTTAGTACCCCACTTCTCGTTGCCCCACTTCTTAAGACTTTTTTGACTTTTTGCTAGCGCCATCTGCTTTAGCCTTTGCTGTTTTACTCAGATCTTTGTAGTGATAAAGCTTCTTAGCTGTCTTAGACATACGAGCGCCTGTCATAACAGTGCCATCTGAATGCTTGTGAGTTTTACCTGTGTAGAGAGTACCATCCCTAAGGTAATGCTTAACGCCCTTCATTACTTGTATCCTCCACCCTTAGCTTTATACTGCTTAGCTACCATCTGAGCCTTACGTGCTGACCACTGACCGGGCTTACCACCCTTACTGCCAGCCTTTACTTTAGCTACGAGGTTCTTACGCATGGTAGGCTTAGTGTAGTTACCTGCTGCATTTACTGTTGACTTAGCCATTAGGCTTCCTCTCCTATCTTAAAGCACCCCCACTTAGAGTAAGCACCTCTACTTGCTACCAAGTCAGACACTGTTTTAGCTTCTATCTTACAGGATTGCTCACTAGTAAAAAGCTTATCATTCTTTGCCGTAACTTGACAAGAAGAAACATCAGGCTGAGTACATATCATTACTATAGCCAACCACATACTACCAAGCCTTACAGGACCAGTAACGTGCAGTGAACTTATCTGTAGCTGTATCACAACTGTGTCTAGCTCTGAAGTTCTTACGGCGCTCTGGGTTGTCCTTCTTAATAGACATGTTAGGGTCACCGAACCGTACAACCTTTACTTGGTCACCCTTCTTAGCTAAGACAGCACTCTTCTTAGACCCACCTGGAGTCTTCTTAGGTTTGTTGTAACCAGGGTATGTCTCACCCCGGTACTTCAACTTACCACTAGGTAAACGCTCTACGTCTTTAGTTGTAGCCATATCACATCAACTCAAAATGAGGGCCGTCAATAAAGGGTCTGCGCCCTTGACTACGGCGTAAATCTACATAAGCCATCATAGCATCTTCAGCTGAGCTTGGGTAACTACGAATGTCACCCTCTGACCAAGCTGCACCCCACTTGATAGCTACACCAAGTTCCTTAGCTGCCTCTTTCATTGCATCACAGAGGTCATCGTATACGTTCAACTCCCAGCAGCCCTTGCCATCCACGTAAGCCATAAGGTCTACTGCACGTCCTTCTAGGTGTTTAGACTTCATAGTCTGGGACTTACCTGCAGCTACAAGCTTCTCTTGCTCTTCTACTGTACGCATACCGTACACTACACCGAAGTCTACCTTGGTTAGTTCAATAGCTCGTTTGACTACAGACACAAGGCTTTCATCTACGCCTTCCATCTTAGCTAAGCTACGACTTGATAGTTTAAATGCCATTACTTCTTCCCTGTGAAAAACTTAGATACGGATCTCATACCAATGCTAGCACTAACGATACCACCTAAGGAGTACTGATACCACGTAGGCATAGACTCTAAGGCAGTAAAGCCAGCCTGTACAATAGAGTTACCCCACTCACCACAGAAAGCTAAGATAAGAGGGATACTAAATAGTAAAGTAATCCACTCATCCTTCCAGCTATTCTTGGTGCTGTCCATTGCAGCTATATCCCAGTCAAGCTCACCAGTAGCTTGCTTAACTCGTATCTCTGCATTAGCTTTAGAGACTGCTACCTTACCATCAAGATAAGTAGAAGCTAAGCCACCGACTGCACCTATAATCTGACCTATCATTTGTTATAACTCTCCTCGTGTACTACACGTGTAGGGGTTACAGTAGTCTTAGACTCTTTGCCCATCCAGATGCCAAAGCAACCAGTTAAAGCACCCATACAGACTGATACAAGGCCTGACTGTGCTACGCTTGGATCTGGTAGTGACATAAACCAATGTACTGCTTGGTAAGTCAATACAGTAACCGCAAGCATCATAAGCCTGGGTAGTACCTTCCAATCGTCTAACACTGTCTTAGCCACGGCAATACTCTCGCTCTCTATCTGGGTCTAACACTTCATTACGACTCAAGTGACCCTCTAAGTACATCGCTCGTTCTACGTGATCAAGTGTGTACCACACACCTGTATCGTTATGAATAGCAGTACGGACATAGAATACGTCAGACTTAGGTATGTGTACTTGACGTAATCTACGGGAGTCATTGTCAGCTAAAGCTAAATAGAACTCAGTTAACACATCCTCTGATGCATATAGTTTTACTTGTTTTTTCATAGGAGTCAAGTACTTTATTACGCTACAAGTGATAATAGTTACAAGTGTTATAGTATAACTATGTAGTTCTAACTACCATATATTACTTTATATGTAGTTATATTATAAGGTAGTTATACTATATCTAAGTTTAAACTACTTATTAAGTAATGATAGTATAGTTTAACTATTGTGTCAAGCTATTTTCTTAAGTTCAAACTACTATAGTTATACTATATCTAAGTTTTATTACTAAATAGTTTAACTATAACCCCCTTACCCCCTATACTCCCCAAGTTATACATAAAACAGGGGAGCTTGTCAAGCCGATAAACTTGTAGTCGAGGCTAAATAGTTCAGAAGTGTTGCAATAAAAGCACACATATACTAGTGTTACAATATAACGTCCTTCTTTAGAGCGGTATACGGGAGAGGTTGTGCGTGTAGGGGTACATATAGGTCGTTTCAAAATCCCCGTGTGTTGCAGAGTACATATATACGTAACGTATAGGGGTGGGGTGGCCCATGCGCCCCCTACTCACGCAAGGGTAGGTGCGTTTGTGGGCATCATGCGAGGCTATGTCCTTGGAATGTAATGCTTTTTATAGTTATTGAGTATGTCACGCAGGGGTTTTTCCCATGTTTTCACGGGCTTACAGGCGAGCGTGCGCAATGCAGGCATTCATGCATGTAATACCCCTACCCCCCTGTAGCACTCGCACACAAGTACACCCCCACCCCTAACGCATCACGCATACGCCTAACGCTCAGGCAGCCACATCATGCAGGCACTCAGGCGCATCACGCAGGCATCACACGAGGCAGTTTTGCTGATTCGTTCCACTCCCTCCAAGTGATTCGTTTTGCCCTAATCCCTACCCTCGGACCGTCCGAAACTAAGATCTACCCTAAAGGGTAAAAAAAGTGTTTGACACTCTCGGCGTTATCGTTCAGAAATAATGTCATCAACCGGCAATCAAGCCACAACCCGAAAGGATCTACCCAATGACAAACGCAATCGCAAAAACACATATCGACACAACGGTCACATTCGACGGTCAGACACACTCATTCAGCCAAGCCTGTGATCATGTAGCTCACATGTTTGACAAGCGGGATGACACGGCTGAGCTTGTGCTCTTGCAAACCCGTGACATTGGCGAATGGCTGCTCACACTCCGCAGCGTATACAAATCAGACAAACAATACGGTGCCGCTATCAAAGCCACACCTTTAGGTAAGCGCTCTATGCAGGATCGTAATGACGCCATGTTTGTTGCCTCCAATTGGGACAAGGTAGCAAAGCTAAACAAAAACGGTGAGCTTAACTCCCTCGGTGCCTCAGCGGTTCGGAAGCGGGTCAAGAAAGCAAGCGCCGCTGGCAATACATCCAAGGGCAAGGGCAAGCCTACAGAGGCACAGCCTGAGCAAGTGACACCTGAGGCAATGGCTCAAGAGGTCATGCAGAAGCTCAGCGAAGCTGGTATCAGTGTCGCCGCATTCCGCAAGGCATTCAACGCCGCAGCGAAGGCCTCAGCCTAAGCGGGGCAGGGCAGGGGCTTCCTTCGGGGAGCCTCTTTGCTTTTCAGTTTCTACCCTCGGACCGTCCGACACTAAACCACAAAGGGACAACGTAATGACACGCAAAAGAGAACAACGCTATAATCTAATCTTCAAAGTAACAATGACGCTCAACGTGCTATGCCTGATAGGCTTAGGCTATTTCTTTGGCTATGCGGTAGGGCAGGGCTTGCTATGAGATACATGTCCAAGCGCAAACGTATGAGGCTGCGCCCCGATAAATATCTATGGCATCACGCATCGCAATGGTTCAGCACCTCAAAATGGGGTGTTGACAATCGTTCTGCTATGGGGTCTTCTATATATACGCAAGAGATTGATGGCAATTCAGTTTCTACCCTCGGATCGTCCGAGACTAAACCTAGAAAGGAATAAGCATATGGCATACGTTATTGAAAACCCAGGGCGCCCTGAGGTACAGGCTATATTCGTTAAGGCTGCGCTTAAGATGGTACGCATAGGCCTCAAGCCTGCCCGTCACCTGACCAAGTCTAAGCTGATGGCTAAGGCTGGTGAGATTAGTGGCGTTAAGTACAAAAGAAATGAGATTGACAAAGCCATAGAAGATATGGATGCTATCATTAAGGCTAACATAAATGCTGAAACTCTACTCTCGGACCGTCCGTGACTAGAACTTATAGGAGACTTCACAATGTATCAACGTGACTGCACAACAATCACACAACACGCCATGTCTACACCTGATGGGTTGTATGACATAGTTGAATTTACTTTATGCACCATCAATATGCCCCTCTCCCGTGTCATACAACAACGTGTGTCTATCAGGGCTGAGGGTGTACAATCTAAATGGGTGTCATCCACCAAGGCGCTGGGCATAGAGTACGCTAAGGCTAACGCCCAGCGCTTGCATCAAGAGATCAACGCTATCGCTCAGCAGTATGGCAAGGACACTATTGATGGTGCGCAAGAGGCTGTCGATTTGTTTGTGGCTATTCCGTCTATCGGTATGGTGAAGGCTGGCTTCATTGCACAAATGTGTGGCTTCGAGGTGGCTTGCCTAGATAGGCACAACATCCGTATGCTTGGCTTGCCAGAGACTGCCCTACTCTTGAACAAGAAGGTCAAGCCTGAGCTACGCCGCTCTAAGATCCGCAGCTACGTCAAGCTATGCCGCCGCAAGGGCGCTGAGTATTGGTGGAATACATGGTGCAACTATGTAGCTGAGAAGGGTGGCATGAATAAGTCCTTGCCAACTGGTGATGCTGTCTCTAAGTATCATGTAGCAGCAGTAATTATGGGAGAGTAACTATGCAAACTATCATCACAAAATATCTACCTGCAACAAACACGCTGGGTTCACGCATCAAAGCTATGACATCCAGCGGTCACAAAGGTTCCACCTACACTGTTGGGTGGGATCACAGCTTGAACGTAGAAGGTAACCACACACATGCAGCGCAGCTGTTACTCAATAAGCTAGGCTGGCAGGGTAAGTGGAGAATGGGTGGCTTGACATCTGGCTTTGTGTTCGTTAACACTGAAGCTCATTACATGCCACTGATAACTGCATGGATGTCAGCTATATCAGATGCACAACCTAAAGAAGGAGAGTAACTATGAGAGTAGAAGTATACTTCAACCTGCACAAAAAACTATTCAGTGTGCGTGACTGCCATACAGGGCGTGTGATCAAGCACACCAATGATGTCACCATATACAATCCTAAGTTTGTAGTGCGTAAGGCTGGGCGTTTACGGGTACTGCGTGAACGTAAGAAGAACGTACATGCTTTCGTTAGAGGTGAGCTTATGGGCTACGAAGACATGTCATACTCACCTGAGTTGTACACAGATGTAACGTACAACCCATACAAGTATAGTAGCTTCGTAAATAAACACTCTGAAGAGACTGTTGACAATGCACAGATAGCTGTGCTATCAACTAACTCTGATGAAGGTACAACTATGAGGGCTTTACTATGATGACAGAAGTAGACGAAGACACTCGCTATCTATGCGAGAACGTAAATGGTGAGTGGCACTTGATTACTGCCACCACCTCTGAGTATAGTGGCAAGCTCATGCTAGGTATACTTGAGAGTACATACCCTATGGCTTGGTTCGATCTACTCTCGGACCGTCCGATGGTAAGACTTGATGAGGTTGACTATGAGACATTCTATGCTTATAGGTTAGACCTACTACGGCCTACCAAGAAACCCAAGGCTAAGCTAATTGTAATTGATGGAGGTAAAGACAATGACAACTAAGAACCTACTAGGTAAGTCCCGCCCACAAGATAAACCATACGCTGTATTCAAAGGGTATGGCCCCTTTGGTGAGACAGAGATGCGCTTACTCAAGACCTACCAACGTCCCGACAAAGAGAAGTCTAACAAGTATGCACGTTGGTTCGTTGCAGTTAAGACAGACATGACGTATGGTTCCTTTGAGCTAGGCGATAGCTACATCAGTGAGGCTACCTATGGGTTGACCTTGACATGGGCTGACCCCTTGTATAAAGAACAGTACTGGGATAGTAACTACACCAAGGTAGATACTGATACCTTTACGCAAGAAGACGCAGACCTATTGCAACAACTAGGATTATAACGCTATGACTAATGCACTTAACTTGAAGATCCTTTCTATGTGTGAGAAGATCTTACCTGACACCAAGATGAAGAACAACAAAGAACTAATATCCTTACTATCAGAAATTCGCAACCAACTGGAGACTAAATAATATGTTCGTATGTATCGCAACCAAACCGCTCAACGATGGCACTCGAGGCTTCCGCTTCAACCTTGTAGGCTTCAAAGGTCTGACCCGTAAGCGTCAGTCTAAGAAGCGCTACGGTGTACAGCGTGGCTCTTGCATGACAGCCTTGCACCTTGGCAAGCGCAGCGTGTACCTTGAGAAGACACTCAACAAGCTAGGCTCACGCCGTGTACGTCACTTCGCTGGCTAACTTAGTGGGGCTTCGGCCCCGCCTTACTTCATAGGAGAGTAATACAATGACTAATAAGACAATCAAAACAGAACTAACCCGTGACGAAGTACTTAAACTACTGGAAGTATACACCTGTATGGACAGCATGGTAGATGATACATTGGAGATGATGGATGTGCGGATGACACAACTCAGTGACCTGCGTGATAAGGCATACACATTAAAACATATGTTTGACTTCCGTCCTACTGTAGATGATGATGGTAATCCTAACCACTGGAAACCATGCGTACTACCTGATGATCCTACCGCATGGTACTACGAGAAAGGAGAATAACTATGACCCAGGAAGAACGAGACCTATTCATTGCAGAGCACTTGCTCCCTATCAATGAGGAGTATAACCGTGTGTCTAAGGCAGTGGATGACTATGAGTGGGAGGGTGAGTACTTGATGGCTGACTTCCACCGTGAAGAGCTACGCCACATTGACGCACTCAAAGCAGAGGGGGATCTATATGTTCCACGTTTTTAAAGGTGCAGCTATGATAGTAATTGCGCTTGTAGTTGTTGGAGTTGGGACAGGAGTATTATGAATGAGGAAGATCCGCATGATGATGTCACGGGTTGGGTTGGTAAACTACCTGTGTCGAGTGACACTGGCGATGAGCATCCTAGTGAACGTGTTGCTAGGAGGCCACAGTTACCAGACAATCGCAGCAAGAAACCTACAGAGGATGCGTGATAATAAGTTAAACTTGGTTTGGCTACTTGACTTTATCTACGGAGATTGTCATAGTGTTAAACTCTGGATAGATTGGAGAGGTAGGAGATGATTGTAATGCGACACAACAAGGTAGACCTTAAGCCTAACACTAAGCTACGTGATGCTGTGTCGCAGTACACCCGTAGTTCTAAGTTCGCTCAACTATCGGGTGCAGTACAGGCTAAGTATGACAGTACACTACAGCGTGTGTGTTCTACCAAGGTACAGAACGGCGCTGAGTTAGGTAACATCAAGCTGTCTGACATCAGGTTCAAGCACGTAACGTATGCCTACGATAGGTGGACTGATAACAATGGCCCATCTGCGGCTAACTATATGGCTACATGCCTGAGCATCGTACTCAACACAGCTATACGTCACGAAGCTATACTGGCTAACCCTGTGTCACAGCTACAGCGTAAGACAGAGAAGCCTCGCAGAGTTAAGTGGGCCAAGGATGACGTCAAGTCTTTCCTTACTACGGCATACTCTGAGTGGCGCTGGCGTAGCATAGGCTTGATACTACACATGGCATACGAGTGGGGTCAACGCATAGGTGACATGCGCCTACTCAAGTGGGAGGACATTGACTTTGATGCACAGCGTGTTGACATCACACAGTCTAAGCGTGGCGCTGAGGTACACCTACCCATACCAGATGAACTGTTAGCTATGCTTGAGGCACAGCGTGTAGACTTTGGCTTCCAGGCTTATGTAGCACCACGGGTCAAGCCTAACCACAGTGGGTACAGCCCTTACACTGCCATTGAGATACACACACAGGTCAACAACATAAAAGCTAAGGCTGGCCTTGACCCTAAGCTACAAGCTAGAGACCTACGCCGTACTGCTATCACTGAGATGGCTGAGGCAGGGGTGGATCTTGTAGGTATCATGCAGGTAAGTGGACACCAGAACCCTAACAGTGTTAAGCCTTACCTAGTCAATACATTCAGTGGTGCATCAGCTGCACTATCAAAGAGGAAGGGTAACTAATGAAAACCTGTAGCATATGTAGAGTAGAGAAACCTCTGACGGATTTCTTTAAGCGTAAACAGAACAAGGTTGACGGTAGAAAGTCCTACTGTAAGCCATGCAATAAAGTGTATGACGCTACTAAACGTGAAGAGAACCTAGAAGTATTCAAGGCTAGATGTAATGACTGGAAGAGCCGTAACAAAGACTATCGCCGTGCATATGATACTATGTACAAAGGTAAAACTAAAAAACAGATACCTCTATTTCTACGGGGGTGTACTGTAGAAGAGAAGAGGATCAAAGACATATTTAAACTAAAGGGTTTGATGTCAGTAATCACAGGTGTACCACATCAAGTAGATCATATGTGGCCCTTAGCGGATGGTGGTCCACACTGGAGCGGTAACATGCAGATACTCACAGCTACTGAGAATAGAAAGAAGTGGGCTACTGTTGACCCTGAGGTCAAGCGTAATATACAGAAGTCTCTTGAGGAGGAGAGGTTAGCATATGAACATACGTGATTACCTAGATGGACTAGACATAGGTGACGGTGACTCAGTGCGTATGGACTGCCCATCGTGCCGCTCACGTAACACCTTCTCGTGCTTCAAGGATGGCGGTGACTACGTGTACAACTGCTTCAAGCTAAGCTGTGGTTTGCGTGGCGCATACAGTACTAACATGACAGCTGCAGAGATTAAGTTACGCATGAGTAAGACAGAACCTAGTAAGAACAAAGAGATACAAGCACTAGTTTATCCAGAATATGTAGTGCAGCCTACCTCAGATCACGTTTTGTTACAGAGCTTTATCGCTAAGTATGACCTGCAACATGAGGGTTTGATGTACGATGTGAAGGATAGACGGGCAGTGTTTCCTATACACTACAAGGGTAAACTCATTGATGCTGTAGGCCGTGCGCTTGATGGTGCTATACCTAAGTGGTATCGCTACAGTGGCAAGGCTGACTACTTCACTAAGCGTACCAACTCCAAGGCTGATGTGGCTGTGGTAGTTGAGGATGTCATCAGTGCGATAAAAGTATCACACTTTATGCCCAGCGCAGTAGGGTTTGCTATCCTTGGTACATCTATAGGTGTGACAATTATGCAACAGCTAGGACAATTCAGTAAGGTGATCGTAGCGTTAGACAGGGACGCAGTACACAAGACCTTGCAATACAAACGAGAGGTAGAGCTTTGGACAGGCTTACCCACCAAGGCTTTACTACTTGACGATGACATCAAGTATGGTGTACAAGAGGATATAATTAGACTTAAGGAGATGGTACTATGAACACAATATGGTTACTAGTATGGTTTGTCTTTGTACCTGAGATGGGCATAGAGTATTACCACTTAGGTACATATGAGAACGAGACCTTCTGTGCTACTGCACTCAGAGATGCAGCAGTTATGGTCAACGATAAGAATGAAACAGTAGAATGTATTGGGGTACAGGTAGATGATTAGAGCAACCTATATTGACCACATGGGTAGTGACTTAACTGTAGCTAACGCTGCCCGTGTATCCTTTGGCAAGACCAGCGAGATGGAAGACGATCCGTGGGGGCCACCAAAGCTAAAGAAGAAAGACGATAAGCTGATACGTTACCTCGCCAAGCACAAGCACATCAGCCCCTTTGGTCACTGCTTTGCCAGCTTCCACGTTAAGGCTCCGATCTTCGTGGCACGGCAGCTAGTCAAGCATAAGTTCCTACGCTGGAATGAGATAAGCCGTAGGTATGTCGATGATGAGCCTGAGTTCTATGAGCCTTCAGTGTGGCGTGGACGCAGTGCCGACAAGAAGCAGGGTAGTGACGGTGTTGTAAATGTAGTATTAGATCAAGAGGTACAGTGGCACAGGCAGCTTTCTACCTACAAGACTTTACTGTTTGAGGGTGTAGCCCCTGAGCAAGCACGTATGGTACTGCCACAGTCTACTATGACTGAGTGGTACTGGTCAGGTAGTCTTGATGCCTTCGCTGACATGTGTCGCTTACGTTGTGCCAGTGACACACAATACGAGACAAGGTTAGTCGCAGATAACATTAGTAATACAATGTCTGAGTTGTTCCCTGTATCTTGGGATGCACTGACGGAGGATGGTGATGACTAAACTGTATGACTTAGAGCCAATGATCTTGGACTGTTGGCGTGTATGTAATGACCTTGAGACAGTGTTCAAACAGATAGGTGATGGTGAGCGTGAGCCTACGCATGACGAGATGATGAACTCCTTGATGGGTATGCAGCAACTATACGAGTGGAAGTTTGAACAGTTGTTCTTTAAGTACGAGGAGATATGCCGTGACAGACAATGAGTGGCCCTTAGAGGCAGACTTCACAGACATTAGACCTATGACACCTGAAGAACGTAAGGCTGCACAGGAACGTGACGCAAAGAATGGTAAGAGCAATGATAAAGAGTGAATGGAATAGGCTACTAGCAGAAGAGCAAGCACACAAGGATAGCGTAATGAGAGATCACGAGTTTAGTGACACAGTATTAGCAGAACATACATCAGACATCGTGAATGAGCCTAAGCACTATGCACGGTGGGACATTGAGCCTATCACGTACATCATGCGTAATGGCTTTGACTTCTGGCGTGGCAACATTATTAAGTACGCCAGTCGTGCAGGCTACAAGATGTACGAGGGTAAGACGCAGGTGGAAAGCGAGATCATTGACTTGGAGAAAGTCCAACGCTATTGTCAGATGCGTATCAACCAACTAAACGGAGAGGAGAAGTTATGATACCTGTAGGTCAACTAAGATTGTTACTCACTAAGGCTGGGCTAGAGTATGTTATCACTCGTGTTGAGGGTAACGTAGCACACGTTAATATCCTAGTAGATGGGGAGTTAAATGTACAGCGTTGAGTTTGAGCATGACATTGCTATCGTTACTAGTATAGATGAGCATGATGAGTATGAGGACTTGGAGGTGGTGCTTGCTGATGAGGGTACGGTATACCTCAGGCAGTATGACGAATCATACAAGAGCTATCAGCTTATCGTAATATCGTATCAACAATTACTAGACTTAATTACCTCACTAGATCAGACAGAAGGTATGTTTAAGCTACAACCTATAAAGGGAACACGATGATAGAGTACATTTACGGAGCAGCTACTATGTATGCATTGGGTGCTATCCTTATGCTTAACGTAACAGATCCAGCTGATCCCCAAAGACCTAACGCACACATATGGTTCTCATTGGGTTGGCCCTTGGCAGCTATCGTATCTATATACGAGTTACTTCGTTATGGATCAAGAGAGGACGATTAATATGACAGAGACTGCACTACTACGTAACCTAATGGACAAAGAGTTCTACGATAATCACAAGGGTATGCGTTGCCCTGATGCACTGTTCACCAAGGACATGCGTAAGATTAAGCAGGCTCTTGATCAGGCTATGGTGTTGTACGACAAGAGCATCACACCCTCTGAACTAGAGGCGCTGTTCTTTACAGCTAACCGCACAATGACTACAGCTAACAAGGAAGCATACTCTCACCTGTTTAAGCGCATTGAGGGTGAGTCACCTATGCATGAGGAGATTGCTACTGAGGTACTGTCTCGCTTGTTCCAGCAACACGTAGGTGAGTTGGTAACTAACTTAGGGTTTAACTATGTTAACGGAGAGGAGAACAACCTAGAGAAGTTACGCAAGCTAGTCGAGGATTACAAGGATGACTTCACCCCTAACCTCAACATCCAGTTCGAGGACATTGAGTTAGACACCATACTTGAGGGTATCCAGATAGAGACACAATGGAAGATGAACATCCCTAGTCTACGTGAGCGTGTCGAGGGTATCAGTGGAGGTCACTTAGTTATGGTAGGAGCACGGCCTAACACAGGCAAGACTACCTTCCATGCGTCCCTCATTGCATCGCCCAATGGCTTCGCTCATCAGGGTGCTAAGTGTTTGATCCTCACTAACGAGGAGAAGGCTGTGCGTGTAGCTGCACGTTACGTCCAAGCTTCCTCTGGTATGAACATCAAGCAGATCACTGAGAACAAAGCACTGGCCCTGTCTCGTTACACTAAGGTCAAGCAGCAGATCCAACTAAAGGACAGTACAGGTAAGGACATGGCTTGGGTTGAGGCTGTAGTTAAGAGCTACAAGCCTGACATAGTAGTACTAGACATGGGTGACAAGTTCGCTAGCCGTACCTCTGATAAGTCGGATGTGTATCTAAAGGATGCAGCTATACATGCACGTAACATCGCTAAGATTTACAACTGTGCAGTGATATGGATGTCACAACTTAGCGCTGACGCTGAGGGTGTAGTGCAACCCAACATGTCTATGATGGAGGGCAGTAAGACAGGCAAGGCAGCAGAGGCAGACCTGATGGTACTGATCTCTAAGAACCGCCAAGTCGAGGGTGTAGATGAAGAAGAGGACTTGACACGCTACTTAACTATAGCTAAGAACAAGCTAGATGGTGGGTGGCATGGACGTATTACTTGTGAACTGGATGGCGACATAGCACAGTACACAGCTTAGGAGGGATGATGAGAACAGTATTAGACGTAGAGAACAACACTACTAAACGAGAGGGTAAGAACTTGCTAGACCCTTGGGAGCCAGGTAACTTCTTGGTTCAAGTGGGTACTCTCAATGTAGACAAGACTGATGAGGAGCACATACTTACCTTCGATCATAAGGAGAAGAAGGACACAGGCGGTGGGGCTGCGTTTGTACTACAGGCTGTACTGGATGAGACTTCTCTTTTGATTGTACACAATGCACGGCACGACTTACCTTGGTTGTGGGAGGCAGGCTTTGCGTATGATGGTGAGGTGTATGACACTATGATTGGTGAGTACATTTTACTGCGTGGTGTCACTAGGGGCTTAGGCTTAGGGTATTGCGCTGAGGTACGTGACCTACCATCACGTAAGACTGATGTGCTTAAGGACTACTACAAGAAAGGATACAACACAGATGAGATACCTCTAGCTGAACTACAGGGCTACCTAAAGTGTGACTTAAATGTCACACGTGAGTTGTTCCTTGCACAAGAGGAGGACTTCGCTAAGCCTGAGAGCCAGTCAATGCTAAAGGTGCGAGACATAAGCATGAAGGTTGCAGTTACCCTGTGTAAGATGTACCAGCGTGGGTTCAAGGTGGATCGTAATGCACTGGATGAGGTACGAAAAGAGTTTGAGGATGAGAAGGTACAGCTAGAGACACGCCTTAACATGCATGTGCGTAAGCTTATGGGTGATACGCCTATCAATATCAACTCACCAGAGCAGATGTCCAATGTGATCTACAGTAAGAAGCCTAAGACTAAGAAGGAATGGGTAGAGCTATTCGATCACGTTAACAGTAAGGATCAGTACACGTCTACAGTAAATGTTAACACTGATCGTATCTTCAAGACGCAAGCCTATACGTGTGAGACTTGTGAGGGTACAGGTAAGACATATCGTATCAAGAAGGATGGCACTAAGTATGCAAGACCTAACAAGTGCAAGGACTGTGAAGCTAGAGGGTATCGTTTGAAACAGCTTAACCAATTGGCTGGGCTTGGTTTCTCTGCGCCTAACAAGGATTGGGTGAGTGCTAATGGTTTCTCTACGTCTAAGTCTAACCTAGAGATACTCATTGCTACAGCTAAGAGTAAGGCTAAGTATGATGCAATAGAGTTTCTAACTAACTACCGTAGGCACAACGCTGTAGGTAGTTACCTCTCTAACTTCGTTGAGGGTATTGACTTGTTCACTAAGTCTGATGGACTACTGCACGTTGACCTGTCTCAAACGACTACAAAAACAGGGCGCTTCTCTGGGCGTAACCCTAACATGCAGAACATGCCACGTGGCGGTACTTTCCCAGTTAAGAAAGTGTTTGTATCTCGCTGGGAGGGCGGCTATATTATGGAGGCTGACTTCGCCCAGCTTGAGTTTAGAACGGCAGCGTTCCTGGCTCAGGATGAGGTAGCCATGCAGGAGATTGACGATGGTGTAGACGTACATGCTTACACTGCTAAGGTTATCACTCTTGCAGGTCAGCCTACCACCCGACAGGAAGCAAAGGAACACACGTTTGCACCCCTTTTCGGGGCTACAGGGTTTGGTAGAGGTACAGCTGTCAAGGCTTACTATGAGCACTTCACTCAGAAGTACAGGGGCGTAGCTAATTGGCATAAGAAACTAGGCAAGGAAGCAATTACCCTACTAAAGATCACTAACGTAAGTGGTAGGCAGTATGCCTTTCCTGACGTACACCGCAGAGAGAATGGCAGCATAAGCCACATGACTAACATCAAGAACTACCCAGTACAGGGCTTCGCTACAGGTGATGTAGTACCCGTGGTACTGATGGAGTTAGAGGAGAGGCTCAAGCCTTTGCAGTCATGCTTGGTTAATACTGTACACGACTCAGCAGTTATAGATATACACCCAAAGGAGAAGGACTATGTGATTGCTATCATACACAGTATGAACGAAGATCTAACTCGTATCATAGCTGAGGCTTATGATGTCGAGATGAATGTACCACTACTATTAGAAGCTAAGATCGGGCCGAATTGGCTTGACACAGTAGACGTATAGTGCTATAACTAACTCTCTTTCAACCCGTACACAGAAAGGTTCTTGTACAATGACTAGCACAGAAGTAACACTAACAACTGACGGACGTTCTATCGCTGAGATGATGGGACTATCCAAGAACTCTAGCGGTAAGCGATCCATGCTTGCACGGTTCAGTCAGATCCATAGCCCATTGAAGGGTGACATGGAGATCAACGGCAAGGCTGTACGAGTAGACGTAGTACCAGCTGGTGCATACAAACTCTTACAGTCGGACGATAAGGTAGCATATGCTGTCTCACCTAAGATCCGCATCTATGCCCAGCGTATGCAGTGGACACGTTGGGACTCTGATGAAAACCTTATGATTAAGACGGTACTCGTTAACAACCTGACGGGTGACCTTAAGGACAACACCGGGGGCTTCAATGCGGGGCGTCCATCTGGTTACGTTGAAGACTTCAAGTCTTTACCTAAGGCTACACAAGAGTTGATGCGCAATACTAAGCGTACCAAGGTTGTGTTCGGTACTGTAGTAATGCAGGGCGCTACTGATGAGCAGGGTAATGCTATTGAGGATGCATCTATCACAGAGCAAGAGATACCCTTTGTGTTGGATGTAAAGAGCCGGGGTAGTATCACGGCAGTAGATGACATTATGAAGTCTATTGATCGTAAGAACTCTCTACCTCTACAGTACTTCCTTAACATGGGTGCAGAGATGCACAGTATGCCTAATGGCAGTGAGTACGCTACCTTCGACATCACTCTGGCTGACAAGGTAGACTTAGTTGAGGCTGACAAGGACATCCTTGATGGGTTTATGGAGTGGATCAGCGGCATGAACAACTACATTAACGACACGCATAACGAGAAGAGTGGTAGCTCTGGCATGTCTGCTAATGAGGAGTCTGTCATCAACGACATCATTGACGTAGAGGTGGCTGACTAATGAATCACGTTGCTGAACTAGCACTACACACATTCCTACAGAAGGCACTTGCTGGTGAGTCTACAGTAGATGAGTCTGTAATCTCTAAGGTAGGTGAAGACGTAGCGGATGCTGTGCGTAAGCAGTTCAGCAGCGGCCCTCGTGATGAGTTTAAGCTTAGGATGTCCAACCTCGGGCGTCCTAAGTGTCAGCTCTGGTACGAAAAGAATGACCCAGAAGATAAGATACCGTTCCCTCCACACTTCCTAATGAACATGATCTTAGGTGATATTGTAGAGGCGGTATTCAAAGGGTTACTTCGGGCTGCTGCTGTAGACTTTACTGACAATGAAAAGGTTGTACTCACCCTGTCTGACGGTACAGAGATTAACGGTGAGTTCGACATGATACTAGACGATAAGGTTGATGACGTTAAGTCTGCCTCACCTTGGTCTTACATGCATAAGTTCTCAGACTTTGAGACCTTAGCTAAGGGTGATGCCTTTGGTTATGTAAGCCAGCTGGTAGGCTATGCTACTGCAGCTAACAAAGATGTTGGTGGCTGGTGGGTAATCAACAAAGCTAACGGTCAGTTCAAGTATGTAGATGCATCATCTGTAGATGTCGATCAGGAGTTAAACAAGATCGAAGATACTGTGTCTTACATCAAAGAGGACAAACCTTTCGAGCGTTGCTTTGAGGCTATCCCTGAGACGTACCGCAAGAAAGCATCAGGTAACTTGAAGCTTGGTGTGTCGTGTGGGTTCTGTGCTTACAAGCATAAGTGCTGGCCTGACCTACAGTCCATACCGTCCCGTGTCTCTACTGCTAAGGAGAAGCCTATCGTAGACTATGTATTTATAGGAGATGAACTTGGTAGTACGGAAGCATAATGCTAACCGATACCGTAGCGGACTAGAGAGAGTTGTAGCTGAGTTCCTGAAGCAAAACAAAAAGAACTTCAGGTATGAAGATCTAAAGATTGAGTGGAAGGATCTCAGGTACAGGACTTATACTCCAGACTTTATCTTAGACAACGGTATCATAGTTGAGACAAAGGGTATCTTTGATAATGAGGACAGGCGTAAGCACTTAGCTGTAAGGGAGCAACACCCAGAGTTAGATATAAGACTAGTGTTTAGTAACGCCAAGGCTAAGTTATACAAAGGATCTAAAACGACATACGCAATGTGGTGTGAGAAGAATGGATTTCTATATTCACATAGGGTAATACCCCCTGACTGGCTTGAAGAGAAGGGTAAGGCAGTTAAGACCAAGCGTATTAAACTTAAGGTAGGGACTTGATGGATAAGAAGTTCAGTGTAACTCTTGTGCTAGCAGTAGATAGGGAGGCTAACTTCTTATCGTCACTAGACGAAGCACATGCAGAAGATGTATATGACTTGATTAAAGATATGTTCTATGACGTTGATGACGTTAGAGTAGACAACTTAATGGTGAAGGAGAGGTTATGATTAACGAGACAGACTTAGAAGCTTGGGGGTACTATAAGGATACTACTACGTATAAAGATATGACACTATCGTCCTATCAAAAGGCAGCTTCTAGTACTGCTATCTACCCTACGCAACATGCTATCACTTACCCTGCGCTGGGCTTAGCTGGTGAGGCAGGGGAAGTAGCCAACAAAGTCAAGAAGATCATACGTGATGGTAAGCTGGACAAGGCTGCACTTAAAGGGGAGATAGGGGATTGCTTGTGGTACATAGCAGCCCTGTGTCGAGACCTCAACATAGACCTGGGTGATGTAGCTAAAGCAAACCTAGAGAAACTACAAGACCGCAAAGCTAGAGGAACCCTTAAAGGGTCAGGAGATACACGATAATGAGCAACCAACTATCAACAGACTATCAAGCATTCATTCACAAGTCTCGTTATGCCAAGTACTTTGATAACAAGGGGCGTGAATCGTATGGTGAAACAGTAGCACGTTACGTAGACAATGTAGTACGCCCTGCAGTTACTGTAGAAGATAGCACAATCAAAGATATTGAGCAGGCTATTCTCAACCAAGACATCATGCCATCTATGAGAGCTATGATGACAGCTGGCCCAGCGCTAGATCGTGACAACACTGCAGGTTACAATTGTAGCTACCTACCCGTAGATGACCCTAAGTCCTTCGATGAGGCCATGTACATCCTCCTCTGCGGTACTGGTGTCGGGTTCTCCGTTGAGCGCCAGTTCGTCAGCAAGCTCCCAGAGGTGCCTGAGTTGTTCGAGAGTGAGTCTGTCGTTGTCGTTAAGGACAGTAAGGAAGGCTGGGCTAAGGGGTTCCGTCAAGTTCTTGCGCTCCTCTGGGCTGGTGAGATCCCTAAGTGGGATGTCTCTCGTGTACGCCCTGCTGGTGCAAGGCTCAAGACGTTTGGCGGTAGAGCGTCAGGCCCAGCGCCTCTCGTAGAGTTGTTTAACTTTGCTGTGTCCACCTTCAAGGCAGCACAAGGGCGTAAGCTTAGCTCTATGGAGTGTCACGACTTGATGTGCTTCATTGGTCAGATCGTTGTCGTAGGTGGCGTGAGGCGCTCAGCGATGATCTCTCTGTCTAACCTGAGTGATGATCGTATGCGTCACGCTAAGTCAGGACAGTGGTGGGAGACAGCAGGGCACCGTGCCTTGGCTAACAACAGTGTGTCGTACACTGAGAAGCCAGACATGGAAACATTCATGCGTGAGTGGCTCTCTCTCGTTGAGTCTAAGTCAGGTGAGCGTGGTATCTTCAATCGTGAGGCGTCCAAGAAGCAAGCAGCTAAGTTTGGGCGGCGTGATCCTAACTATGAGTTTGGTACAAACCCTTGTTCTGAAATCATTTTACGTCCATATCAGTTCTGTAATTTAACGGAGTGTGTGGTACGGGCTAACGACACATTGAAAGACCTTGAGCGTAAGGTAAAGCTGGCTACTATCTTGGGTACTGTACAGTCTACTATGATTAAGTTCCCCTACCTACGTAAGGTATGGCAGAAGAATACTGCAGAGGAACGGTTGCTTGGCGTATCTATGACAGGTATTATGGACAACCCACTAATGACAAACTCTAACAAAGGATTGGATAAGACCCTTGAGCATTTACGTTCTATCGCTGTCGCTACTAACGCTGAGTGGGCTGAGCGCCTTGGCATCCCTGTCTCTGCTTCTATCAGCTGCGTTAAACCTTCGGGAACAGTATCACAGTTGGTTGACTCTGCCTCTGGTATTCACGCTCGTCACAGCCCCCATTACATTCGGACTGTGCGTGGTGATAACAAAGACCCTTTGACTCAGTTTATGATTGACCAAGGTATCCCTAATGAGCCTTGCGTTATGAAGCCTGACTCTACTGTGGTGTTCAGCTTCCCGGTCAAGTCACCAGAGCAGGCTGTAACACGTAACGATATGACTGCAGTAGAGCAGCTAGAGTTATGGCTGACTTACCAGCGTTCTTGGTGTGAGCATAAGCCTAGCGTGACTATCTCAGTACGGGATGCTGAGTGGATGGCTGTAGGTGCGTTTGTCTATGAGCACTTCGATGAAATGTCAGGTGTGTCATTTCTGCCACACTCAGATCATACCTACCAGCAAGCACCCTATCAGGACTGCACCAAGGAAGAGTACGAAGAGATGCTTGCCAAGATGCCAGCCAAGATTGATTGGGAGCTTCTCAATGAGTACGAGAGTGAGGACAATACAGTGTCTATGCAGACTATGGCTTGCTCTGGTGACAGCTGTGAGATCGTAGACCTAGTGTAACCCCTATACCTGAGCATGTATTTAAACTGCTCCCTTAGGAGATACTATGTATACAATAATAACTCGTGAACAATGCAACTTCTGTGATGACGTTAAGGCTTTACTACGAAGTCGAGGCTTCCCTTACACTGAGTACAACGTACAGTCGGCTAGCTCTAAGTGGGTATTGACATTGCTTAAGAGGTCTAGTATTACTACACTACCTCAGGTGTTCGACACTAAGGGTAA